GTCCGGAGAGATAGCGATGGGGAAAGCCAGAACGCTTCTGTCGACCCACGCTGTGCGGGGCATTTGGCCATAGTACCAAACATTCTGTTCATAGTTGTAGATGACGTAGCTGTCGTTTTCGGAGACGTTCAAACTTGGGTAGAACCACCAGACCTCCGAAAAAGAGCTGCAATGTCCGGAATACACCTTTTGTGACTGAGAAAGATTAATCCCAGAAAAAACGTACTCTTTCACAGAGCAGGGGATTTGCTTCACCGCACCATCGTAGAGGTAGAACTCGTTTTTACCCATCCAAAAAACTAGGTCACCAACAGCCACCATTGCATTAGGGCTCATCAGGGAAATCGAAGAAGAGACCTCTTGAATACCAAAGGTGTAGGGGTCCCCAATGTACTGCATGGCGTGTAGGGACAGGTCCGTGAAGACAATGATTTGCTGCTTTGTTTGAATGGCCCCAACAATCGAGGACCCCGTGCCGATCCGCAACTCCCCCGCTGTTGTGGTAGCTTGAGCGCGCCACTCTGCAGCGTTCTCTTGATCTGAAAAACGAATGGTCAGCGGGTCTTGCACACCGGGAGTGCTTTCGGGATCGCAACCAAAAGCAATAACGTGTCGGTCGCGCTCGGAAACAATGACGCTCTTGGCGACTGTTGGAACGGCCTGCGCCCCGGGCAGGGACGATAGGGCCACGGCCCGAGTGCCGACGCCCGAGGACTTATCCCAGTAGAATAGGCCGCCGTTTTGCACGGAGATAAGTAGGTCTTCGCCAAAGTTGTCTTGCGACCAGATTCGAAGCTGCGCGGAAGGCGACGTTGTTGAGGACCCAGAACCCCACGCTCCGCGGGACCACGAACCTGTTCCCCACCCCGTGCCGGACACGGAGGTGTTGAGGCCGGTGTTTATTTGATACGCTCCGACAACAGAGGCTCCGCCGTCCCCGCTGTCGGACGAGTTTGCAGTAACCGTCACAACAATCCTGTAGCTGTTGGCGGTGATAACCTCCGTTATCTGGTGCTCTGCGTTAAGGATGGTCGCAGTTACGTTGCCCCCAAGAGAGGCCGCACCGGAGAACGTAACAAAGTCATTGGTCACAGCCCCATGAGCAACGTCAGTCACGACAATCGTTGACGACCCGTTGGTGGCAGCGAAGGTTACGTCTCCCGCACTGGTTGTTGCTCGAATTGGAGTGATGTCGTATGGCGTCGAGCCTTTTAGGACGTAGTATTTTAAGTTCGTCCCCGCCCCAACAAGCAGGCTTCCGTCAAGCGCGGACCAAGGCAACAGCGAACGACCAGTACCCAGAAAGGGTGTCTGGCTGTAACGGGTCCACCCTCCGATGCTCTCGGGCTTTGACGCACGAAAACGCACAAGGTTCCCGTCAAACCATCCGCCCTCGTTGGCGTAGGCGGTAGTCTCACGGTTAATACCGGGCTGGAATACGAGCTTTGTGAGCGCCATGGCAGTCTCCTGTTGCCGGAGATACTACATCACCCGAGCAGTTTAGCCAATGTCTTAGGGCCAGCCACGCCGTCAGCGGTGAGGCCATTCTTTGCCTGCCACTGCTTCACCATGTTCGCAGTCCAAAACCCATAGATACCGTCGGCAGGATCGACCCCCAGCTTCTCCTGAACCCGCTTTACCAGAGCGCCAGTGCTGCCGCGTTTCAGAGTTTCGTTGCCGACAGCTGCAGGGGCCGAGGCCTTTGGTGCAGGCGCGTCGATCTTGCCGCCCAGAGCAGCCATGGCCTTGGCATAGCGTGCCTGACGGTCTGCAAGGCCGATGTCGCCACCATTGATGATCTTGGTCAGCTTCACCACGTCGCCCGTGTCGGCCACTTCGTTCAGGTTGCGGCTGCCCCAGAACCACAGCGCGCTTTCGAGTGCGCCCTTCTTGGTCAGGAGGTACGCGGCGGCTTCCTCGGCGGTCATGCCGACGGTCTTACCAAAAGCCGTCGTATTCGCACGGCCAGTGACCTGTTTCAGACCTTTTCCAGAAAATAACCACCCGTCACCATCCTTCACATTGCCAAGTGCGCCGCCCTTGGAGCGGTTCTTGTCCATGTACACATAATTGGCAATCTTCTCGGGTTTGCCTGCATACTCTGCGGCGTTCTCTTTGCCGGGGCCGAAGTAGCGCGGGAAGACCTTCAGGAGGGTGGCCTCCTTGTAGTTCAGGTTCTCCTGCAAGACGCGGAAGTCCATGCTCTCATGGGCGCACTGGGCGATGAAGCCTGCGATCCGCTTGTCGGTGGTGATGCCGTACTTGGGCAGCATCTCATTCAGCGCAGCGCACCACTCCTCGACTTCTTTGTTGGTCGGGATCATAGCCGCAAGTTGGGCTTCGGTAATCAGGCTCATTTCTTTTTCACCTTCTTCATGATTCCACCCAGCAGAGTTTCTTTGGCCGTGTCCTTACCTGCATCGCCAAGCAGATCACCCACGTTGCCGGTGACCGCGACCTTGATCGCGTTCTCTACTGGGTCTGGCAAGTTTACCTTGTCCAGCACTGCGTCCACGGCCTTCTCTTTTAGCTTGCGGCCAACAAGCATTCCAATCATGCGTCCGATCATTCTTGTGGCTCCTGTGGTTCGTCGCGTTTGCGGTTGTTGCCTGCAGCCATCACGCCGCCCAAAGCACCAGTGATAAAGCTGGCAATCGGGGTGAGGATGGCAAACAGCGCCCGGTCGTTCTCGCTGCTCTCTCCGAGCGGCTGGGTCACGAAAACCAAGCTGTAGAGGATGATGAAGATACTGCCGCCCAAGATCATGGTGAGCGACACGCCGATGAAGTAGCGCAGCTTACTTTCCAGATAGTCAGGATCGTTCTTTTTCATGGCGCGGCCCCTCCAGTTAAATCGTCAGCGCAGTTCTTGGTACGAAGACAGATCGGCGGCTGGCACTCAATCGCGCTCCAGTTTGCCGGGTCTTGGCACGGATAGCGATACCAGCCGTCACCGCTGAACCAAAACAAGACGCCTATTGCCGCGGCCGCGGCAGGCCATATCCAATGTTCGAGTGCCATTACCACTTCCCCAAATAGCGGCCCCAGAAGTACAGACCAAAGCCTGCAATAACGTTTGTCGCCAAGATGATACCTGTCCAGAGGGCGGCCTCTAGAATACCTTCGATCAGTTCTCGGCGACGGTAGACTTGTTCGCGCTGCTTCTCTCGTACCCTGCGCTCAATCGCCTGAAACTCCAGCCAAGCGTCGTTGCCGTAGCTGTATGAGATCAATTGGCGTAGTTCTTTCCGCTGCTGTTCGCACTGTTTCTGAGCGGCAAAAATATCAATGGCGCTCTTTTGATTGCCGCCGCCGAACAGCGTCTGGAACACGCCGGGAGGCTCGTTGGCCTTGTCCGCCGCGTAGGCAATGTCAGAGACGGCCTTGCCCCATTCCGACAGTTGAGACGCCATGTCCTGAATTTCGCGGCCAGCGGCGATGCCCTGCTTCAGCAGGCTGAAGGCCTTGCCACCCACGCTAATGGCCATGCTGATTGAAACTGGGTCGAACATCTACAAGCTCCAGAACGGCGGGCATGGATATAGCGGATGGACCGCCAACGCCACGTCCGCAGTATACCTGCAAATCTTGACAAATACCATGCGCCCGTCGATCCACAGGTGAGTGTAACCAACCCAGATCAAAAGCAGGTTTATTTTGCTAGCCCCCTCAGTAGGTCGTCGATCTTCTTGTCGAGGGTGTCGAGCCTAGCCAGCACCCGGCTCACATCGTTGTGAAGGTCGTTTTTGGTGGCGTAATCCTCGCGGGTACGGTTGAGCAGGATTTGCAGCCGCTTTACCTCGTCCACATGGCTCTTGAGTATCCAGCCGAAGATGCCGAGGACGGTGGACAGGGCAAAATTTATCATCATCTCGGTGGTCATGCTCACTGCCCCAAACCTGTTGTCTAACCTAGAAGAGAAGAAAGAACGCGCCTGTTGTTCCAAGCGCTTCCGCTTGGAACAACCAGCCCAACGAACCGTTGTTCGAAGAGTTGTTTCCAGCGAACCACGTGCTCTGCAACGGGTAAGCCCTCACCCCCGTAAGCGTCAAGTAGTCAGTGCTGGGGGTCGTAGCAGTGCTGGGTGCCGTCCCCGTATAGATCAAGGTGCAAGGGCTGGTGGCCGACGTGCCTTGGATGGTCAGCACATTGCCTGCGGTGCCAGTGGCCGTGAAGTCAGCAACACGCTGGGTGGTCGTGCCGAAGTTTAAGGTCGTCGCACCTGTGGCGCTGTGGCTGTTGGTGATGTTGGCGAAGGTGTTGTTGCCTGCAATAGTTAGCTGCCCTGCACCAGCTTGGTCTATGGTGATCCCTGAGTAGTTAAGATCACCACCAGCGAAAGATTTTGATGAGGCGCTGGTAAATCTGATGGTTCCCGTCCCTGTGACAGTGAGGCCTGTTGATGGAGAAGCATCCCACCCGCTCGTGCCAGCAATCGTCCACGTTCCAGAACCGACAGCAACAGTTCTTGTGGTGGTCGTGTCGTCCAGATTTACGCCGCCAGTGGAGCCACTGATCGTTACGTTGTAGCCGTTGGCGTCGAAGGTGCCAGAGTTGAGTGATACAGCAACGCTCGTATTCCTATTTGTCTCAAACGCATCCTGCAGCGTCACGGACCCGCTTGGCGTGTCGATAGTGAAACCCTGTGTAAACGTCCTTCCAGCACTGGTAATTGTCTGCGAACCACGACCAGCGAATGTCAGCGTCCCTGTCCCACTTATCGTAACGCCTGTGCCGTTGATCCAGTTGCCGTAGATCGCTGGTGTGTTGCTACTTGTTGCCAACGTCATCGTATTCGTCGTGCGGGCCGACATGTCGATGGTGCCGATGTTGTAGGATGCGTTGAGGTTCACGGCAGCGCCAGAGTTCGGGCTTCCCGCTTCAAAGATGCAAGTGTCTTGAGCCAGTGGGAAGTTGTCATTGCTTACCGCGCCGCCGCTTGAGGTAGCCCATCCAACTGCGGACCAGTTGTCTGTACCAGCAAAATTCCGATACTTGTCAGCCCCTGCAACGAAGGTAATCCCGCTGTTCCCCTTGCAGTCACCCAGCCGAGTTCCACTGACAGGTGCCGCAGCACCTGCAATCGTGATGTCGCGGAAGTCGATGTCCGTCAGAGAGGCCACAGCAGCGCAAGTCAGAGTGCGGGTTGTGCCAATCGTGTCAGACTGCACAAAGGTTCTCATGGTGGCGTTTGTGCCAGCAGAGAGAGTCAGGGTGCCGTTGATGGTTTGGTCGGCAGTTAGGGATAGTGCGCCAACGCCAGCAGAGGTTTGACCCGCAACGGTCAGGTTGTTGAAGGTGTTTGCGCCGTTTATGGTAACAGTGCTGATACTCGTGCTGGTGAAGCTGACGTTGTAAAAAATTTGATTGTTGGCATTAATATTCCCAGAGCCAAAGCTAATATTTATTTGTGAAGTTCCCGCTGTAAATGTCAGATTTGCCCTACTGCTTTCTGTTGGCCCAAAGTTTGGCGCGCCTGACGTAGTTACCGTTGAAGACCCAAGATCAATTGTTCTTGCGTTGGTATTATTTGAGGCCAACGTGCCAAAAGTTAAGCTGTAATTAGCTGTGTCAAACGACCCGTTGGTAACGGTAATCGCGCTCGAACCCATGTTCAAAGCATCGGCCAACGCCCACTCAGCCCCCACGCCATCAACCGTAATAGCAGACGCCAGCGTCACACCGTTAGTCGTAATCGTCTTGCCCGCACCCGTACCTGTCAGCGTGATCGCACCCGTATACGTCCGCGTCAGCGCAGTCGCAGGCAGGGTGATGTCGTCGTGGATGAACAGCGCAGTCGATCCAGCCAGCGTCACGTTGCCAACAAGAGGACCAGCGACAGTCAAAGCCTTGCAGCGGTTGCCCCCCGTGATGGCGTTCACAGTGGCCGTGTAGGCCGTAGCGTTAGACAGACTATCAAACACCACATCATCATGGCTGCGTGGCAGATCGGCCCCACCAGCGCCACCGGAGGAGGTGGACCAGCGGGCTGTGTCGTTCCAGTTGCCAGTGCCACCCACCCAGTAGCGTGTGCTGTCGGCGGGCTTGGCTGTGCGGTAAACAGGAACGGCAGCGGTCCCCGTGCTGTTTGCGCCAGCGTAGAACTCGGCAGGAGATGTGGCTGCAAAGCCGATGCTACCCATCGCAAGATAGTCGATGCCGTCTGTGCAAGCACCAGCGAGGATGTGGCTTGTGCCTGTCCCTGTCAGCGTCACCACGTTGCCAGAAGTTCCCGTCACGCTCCACTTGCCGAAGGTCTGGACGGTTGTCCCCAGAGCGATGGTATGGGCGACAGTCTTGGTGCTGGCAAGTTCTGTGAAGGTGTTGTTGCTCGAGATCGTCAGCGTCGATGTGCCAGTTGCACCGCCGATGGTGAGTTTGTTGTAGGACAGACCGCCGCCAGAAAAAGAGCGGGTTGTTGTGCTGGTGTTTGACAGCAGGATGTCAGCGGTGCCTGTATATAGGGCAAGGTTTGTCGTTGTGGCTACGTTCCAAACGCTACCCGCCCCAGACAGGGTCCAAGTTCCAGAACCCATTTTAAGCGTTCTGGTGTTGGTATTACTGCCATCAAGCAGGCCAGACGTCACATTATACGACACAGCATCAAAGGTGCCCGATGTGAGCGTCAAGGTCCGAGCAGAAGTAAGCTCCAACGCATCTGCAAGCTGTACGGTACCTGTGCCGCAGTCGATGGTGATGGGACGAGCGAACGATACTCCGTTACTGGTGATCGTGGAGGTGCTGCGGCCAGAAAAGGTAATACTATTGCTTGTGCTGCTTACTGTGGTGCTGGACCCCATAGTGACATTTCCGTAGACAAATGGCGAACCGTTAGTGCCAATCGTCATCGCGGTTGTTCTTGCAGACATGTCGATGGTGCCGATATTACACGTCTCAAGTCCTACCGTCCCAGCAGACCCAGTGTTATCGAACACCGCCGTATCTTGGGCCAGCGGGAAGTTGTTCGTGGCGGGTACGCCACCGCTAGATGTAGCCCAGCCGTCTGCACTCCAATTCTGCGTCCCAGCAAGGTTCCAATACACCGTCTTGGGTGCAGGGAAGGTCACGCCGGAGTTGCCACCACAGTTGCCTGCACGGGTCGGAGAGCCACCAGCGGCGGTGCCTGCAATGGTGATGTCGCGGAAGTCACAGTCGTCAGCGGACAGGGTGCCTACGGTCAGGGTGCGAGTGGTGCCGACTACATCAGAGCGCAGCATCACACGACGGATAGCGGTAGCACCAGCGGCGGTCAGTGTGCCTGTGATGGTTTGGTTGCCAGCGAAGAAGACCTGAGAAATTCCAGAAGAACTTGGTGCAGTTACCGAAAAGTTGTTGAATGTGTTTTGCCCAGTTATCGTTACGCTGTTTGATGCTGTGTTTGTAAACGCAATGTTGTTAAAAACTAGTCCGCCCCCGTTAAAAGTTGGCGGGGTATATGTGATGTTTATTTGCGACGTCCCAGCATCAAAAGACAAATTGGTGCTTGTTGTAAACGCCCATGTCGTAGCCCCATTACTCAACGTAACCGTGCTTGCACCCAGTTTGATCTCACGCACGTTGCTGTTGCTGGACGACAGAACGCCAGCCGTGACGTTGTAGCCCTTGGTGTCGAAGGTGCCATTGGTGACGGAGAGTGTATTGCTGCCGATATTCAGCGCATCAGCAAGTTCGACCGTGCCGCCGTAGGAGTCAACGGTGAGCGCACTAAAAAACGTCTTGCCTGCGCTGGTGATTACTTGAGTGTTGCGGCCAGAGAAGGTAAGCGCGGCGGAACCAGTATAGGTAATGCCAGAGCCGACCGTCCAGTTACCATAAACCGTCAGAGGGGTGCCTACACTCAACGTCAGCGCACTCGTCCGCGCACTCATGTCCACTGACCCCGTGTAAGGGATAGCATTGTTCGTCGCATGAGTGCCAGCGGTCGTGCTTTCGTCAAACACCGCAGTGTCTTGGGCCAGTGGGAAGAAGTTCGTGTTGGGTGAGCCGCCAGACGTATCCGACCACTGATTGTCAGACCAGTTGCCAGTGCCGATGCGGAAGCAGTTCTTGGGCGTGCTGAACGTGATATTGCTGTTGCCGCGAAGGTCGCCAATGCGGGTGCCTGTCAGCGTCCCTCCAGTGCCAGTGACACGGATGTCGCGGAAGTCTACGTCGGTCACAGTGCCAATGGTGGCAATCTGCATATCACGCATAAGCCCCTCTGTTGAGGAGCGAAACCAAGCACGGCGGTTGCCCTGAGTGCCAGAGGTCGAGAACGTGCCAGCGATGACGAAGCCAGTGCCGACAGAAAACTGCGTGACGCCATCAGCAGGCTCAGGCGTGAAGGTCAGGTTGGCGCAGGTGGCGTTGTCTGTAACCGTGACGGTGTAGTGGGCGGTGGCAGAAGCCGCATCGAAGATCGCATTGTCAGAGGCCGTAGGAACAGAAGCGCCAGAGGCACCGCCTGACGTTGTGGACCACTTCGTGGTGCTATTCCAGCTTCCACTTCCACCAACCCAATAACGATCAGCCATGTCAGACCTCTACAGGCTTGAGGACCGTCTGGCCGTCGATCTCGACCTTCTCATAGGTTACGCCGTCGATCTCCACGGTGTCCGGCTCAACAGGCGGGGCCTCCACCACGGCAATCCAGTTGTCCCGGCGCTGCACCTTCATAGCCTCGATCTCAGCGTCACTGAGACCGTGGTTGTCGGGCAGGTTCAAAGCATCACGGAACTTGCCGTGGGCGGTGTCAAACTCGAAGTCGATCTTCATGGTGGCCTCTTATGCTTGCGTTGCGAGTGCAACAGCGTCCCAGAAAGAGTCTGTGCTGTTGTAAACGCAACCGACGTAGGTGATCTTATTTGCCGTTGTCGTAGTAGGCAAGGTAATCCCGGTGGCTCTGTAGGCCCCGCTGCTGATGGTCCAAGTTATGGCCCTAGCCGTACCGTTGTCCTTGAATCGAAGGATCAACTTTTGCCCGTCCACAGGTGTTCCGCTGGGGGCCGCAATCGTGATGCCGCCGTCCAGAGAAAAGGCGTTAAACACATCCGTCGTGTCGCCGTTTGGAGTCAAGGTGCCGGACGTACCTGAAGCCGCAACGGCCCGGGCCGGAATGCTAACTGTAACGGAGCCGGAGCCGTTGGTGACCGTGACGCCCCTGCCCGCGGTTAGGGCCGCGACGCTGTACCCGGTGCCGTTACCAATAAGCAGCTGGCCGTTCGTGGGGACAGTGGACAACCCCGTTCCGCCATCGGCCACCGCAAGGTCGGTGATTCCCGTGATGCTTCCCCCGGTAATTTTTACCGAGCTCATGGCAAAATCGTTGGTGATATTGACCACAGCAGCCCCCGCGCCGCCGCCGTCCGAGTAAATCACACCGCTGTCGCCTGCCGCGATAGTTACGTTTCCACCAGAGCCTTGAGTAAACACAACGCTTTGCGCCGAGGTGTTGCGAACAAAGTAGATTTTCTGCGCGTCGCTAGGGTCAATGGTGATGGTGTGAGTGCCGCTGGGAGACCCACCAAGCACCAGCAACTTAAACTGCCCGTTGGAAAGAGTGCCGTCTGTCGTGGAAAGCGTTGAAGAGGTTCCACTCAAGGACAACAAGACCGAACCGTTAATCGCTCGGTCGAGAATATCCATATTCTCGTTGACGACGTCGCCCCAAGTACCATCGAGTTCACCGTCGGCCGGGAGCTCAATGCCGAGGTTAGTAGTGTATGTACTGGGCATAGGTCATCCTCACGCCGCGATGGTTGTCCAGACAGTCGCCGGGGTCGGTTCTATCTCTGTCCATAAATTTATAGCACTCGGATCAACATCAGTCCACAGCGTAGCTGGCGTAGGAACAATTTGCCCCCATATGAAAACGGTTCCAACAGCCCCCGTTGCAGAAACACCCCCTACGCGCACAACAGCTCCCGCCGCGGGAGTCACAGTCCCAACCGCTCCTGTTCCAGAAACTCCCGCAGGCAGCACAAGAGCCGAGCCCACGACAGTGACAGAACCAACAGCGCCAGAGGCAGAGACGCCAGTCGGCTCCACCAAAGCGGAAGCCGCAACAGTGACAGAACCAACAGCGCCAGAGGCAGAGACGCCAGTCGGCTCCACCAAAGCGGAGCCCACGACAGTGACAGAACCAACAGCGCCAGAGGCAGAGACGCCAGTGACGAGGACCGGGAGCGCCTCGCCCCACGCTCCCGAGGACCACGCTCCACGGCCCCAGCCTGTCAGGGTCGTGTTAGCCATGGTGGACCCCTACGGTTAGCTAATGCGAATTATGGCATCAGACGAAGTGGCAGCCGGGAATTGGATGGTAAAGGTGCCCGCCGTCGAAATCTTATCTCCGCCAAAATCCAGAACCGCGACAGCCTTGTTAGACTCTGACGAGTTGTAGATCAACGCACCGCGGGCCGTGATGGTCGCGGACGTGAACGACAGGTCGTCGAAGTCGGTCAGGGCCGTCGTGCCGGATGCCGTCGGAGTAATGTTCGTCAAAGAGCCCCCACCGGCCGAATAGGAACCGGAAGCGGAAACTTCGTTTGAGGAAGAGTAAACCGTTGTGGTTGCGCCCAGAGTTGCGGAGCTGGTGTAGAGAGCCAGCTTAAACACGTCCCCGGTCGAAGCGGTAAAGTTGTGGATGCCCTGCAAGAGCTCCACCTTAAACGAAGTGCACATGGCTTGTGTTATGGCCAAAGTAGCCTCCTATAGCTTGCGAATGGCGTCAGCCAGTTGCGGATGGCCCGCGTTTACCAGCGCATTATACACTGTAACGCGGTCGTTGGTAACTGCATCTTTCATGTAGCGCGTGACCACATGCACGATGGCCGCTCGGTAGGCCTTGGCCTGCTCGCGGAGGGCGGGATGCGCATCTTCCGAAACGCTGATGAGCTTGTTAGCGCACAGCTCCGCAAGTTCCTCGGGCGTATGGCCACGGTTACTGGTGGTCATCACGCTGACGACAGGGGTCTCGGGCAAAGAAAGTTTGACGTCGAACATTATTCCTTGGCCCTCACAACCATGCCCTTGCGATATTCGTCAGTGACCTGCTTAGCTTCTCCGAGCATTTTAAGACCAATCAGAGACTCTTGAAAGCGCTTATCGTAGCTCGCCATGAGATCAACCTCCCCCTTCAGAAACAGATACGCCTCCACCATCGCGCCGTAGAACAACGTCAGCTCAGCATTGATACTAAGCCAAGTCGTCCCACTATCCGATCCAGCGGTCAAACTCGCAGGGCGGTAGAAGTAGTGAAGCTCCATTAAGTAGGCCGCGTTGGGAACTGGGCCCAAAATAAAATTCTCGTTGTCAAACTGAGCGTAGTACTTCGGGGCCCCCCTTAGGGCTGCGTCTGGAGCATATTCTTGAATGAAGCTGACGTCCTTGAACTCTGTAAAAACCTTGTCGTTTCCCCCGTCTGTGTAAGACAAAGAAAAAGGCGCAAGAAAGTCCGTGGGGCAGGAAAGAAACTGGTCCCCGATAACTGCATTGGCCGTCACGTTTTTACGGAACAGACTCAGCTGGACATTCTTGAGAATGCGTTCCTCCGAAAGGCGGATGAACAGCGGCAGGTTGTTGACAAAGGTTGACTCCGAGGTCTCAAGATAGTCCTGAAGCGCCTGTTTTAACTGACCGTAGGTAAAGCTCATGTGATCTCCACGGTGACTGTTCCAACAAAAGCCTCAAGAGAGTCTAGGGGGGTAATTGTTGGAGCGACGGTATCTGTAATCGTAACAATGCCTATCGAGCCAACAATCGGGTAGATGATTCCGACGGGCGGGAAGACTGTGTTGCCGACAGGAACGTAGACATGTCCTGCCTCAGGGTCCGGGCGAGGATTGCGAAGCGCCTGTGGGTCTGGGTAAGCCTTCGGCGGAAAAAGCTGCGGGTGCTTTGGGTCAAACTCGTCTGGACCAACGAGCAGGCCGGTCCACTCCTTGCGCATGTCGCGCAGACGGAACCGAACGCCAGAGCGATCCGAAATTCCCCAAGCCTTCTTTCCGCTGGCAAACGACATCAGAACCTCAAATATGCTACGTCGGGCTGCAGTTTCAGCGGAACGCGGTCCTCGTCCTCTTCGGCCGCGCGCGTGAACTCTTCATCGTAGATCGCCTTGAGCATGCCCATCCGCTCCGGGGCCCGCTTCATGGCAAGATAATAGGACAGGCCCGCAACCATGCAGGGGTAGAAGCGCCACGGCATGTCCGTGGTGTTCTGCATCG